TGGTTCTGGATTAGAAGCAACAATTTTAGCATATGATAATTTATTATTGGCGGCAATACCTGATAAAAATATGATAGTGAATACTGAAAATCCTAAATTTAATTGGGAAGTTTTCGTATTTAATAATGTTTTCTTTTTTGGTGATAATGATTCAATATCAGCTATTAGCGCTAGTTGGTATGGTGCTTATTTAGGAATAGATAAGTGTCCATTAGAAAAAATTAAGGAATTAGAATTTTATAATGAACTAACTAAAGTTATAGATAAGTTAAGTAAATAATCTTATAAATTGTTTATTGTTTCAAGTAAATCTTTAGATGTTCTAGGACCTTTATAAGTACCTACTTTATCTCCCATTTCGATAATTACAGTAGGAAATCCTTCTACTTCAAATTCTTTACATTTACCTTCATTTTCAGATTTATCACATTTTACATCAACTACACTGATATTCTTTAAACGAGGATCTGCTTGTACTTTTTCTGCAAAATTATCCCATTCGGGTTGGAATTTTACAGACCACCCACACCAGGTAGTATTAAAATTATAAATTGTTGCAACTGGTGCAGGAGAAGAATCTTGAAAAGATTCACCAGTTCTGCTTTTATTTTGAAACAAATAAAAATATAAAATTACTAGAATAATTGCAAGGATTATTAACCAAGTAGTTAGAGGAAGTCCGTAAAAATTTTCACTGAAATTTATCATTATATAATTTTAGATTTTAAATTTAAAAATATTTAGAATTTAAAATTAATTTCTAAATGATATTATATAAAAAATGTCCGGACTTTATGATAAATGTATACTTGCGCCTTCTGGAAGAGGGTGTGCTGAATTATTACAAAAATGTATAAAAGGAGATGAAACTTGTATTAATGAATTTAATAAATTAAAAGGTGAATTTTCTAGAGGAATGAGATTTTCTAATACAGATAAACAAAGTATTATAGAAATGTTAAAAGAATTAGGAATATATAATAATATTTCTCCTGGTAAAACATCTAGAGAAATTGTAGAAAATTGGCTAGCATCTTTAGGAGATACTGAAGATGAAAAATCTATTAAATCTAGTGGAACAATACAAGACATTTTAAAGTTTCAAGTTGAATATATAATTAATCCCGAATTTACAGGAAATCCTGCTACAATAAAATCTGGTACTGATATTGGTTCTGTTTGGTTTTCTCCTAGACCAGATGGGAAAAATAGATTATTTAGTGTAGATGATCTTAAAATTAGACCAAAAACTAGAAGTAATGATTTACCAGAATTACCAGCTATGGTTGGCGGTGGTAGTTACAATATGAATAAAGATCTAAGTTATGTAAACAAAATTAGATATATTGATTCTTTAAATACTTATTACAATATGGTTGGTGGAAATGTAGATACTAATTCTAAATGTTGCAATGAATTAACTCAAATGTATAAAGATATTACTAACAATCTTGAATCTCACGGTAAACAAGTTGAAGCATCTGATAATCGTATTGTAGAAACTATGTTAAAGAAATTTGATGAATTAGAACACAAAGTTGAACAAATTCAAGCAAATATTAATAAACTTTCTTCTATGCCTGGAGCTAATATTTCTGCTGTTCTCAAAAATGAACAAGAAAAATTAAAAGTAGAAAGTAAATATCTTTCTTCTCAAGGAAAAAGCCTTACTTCTATTATCAGATCATTATTTGAAAGCTCTGAACAACTCGGTGGCGACAATAGCAGAGTATTAGCTAATGCACGTGCACAATTCCCTCCCCATGCTGTGTCTTATTAACCTTGATGCTGTGTCTTATTAAATCTAAAAAAAACAATTAGCAAATTACATTAAGTAAAATACTTTAAAGTAATTTTCTAAACAAATATTAATATGGGCTTAGGACTATTATTATTAGTTTCCGTTGGTAAAGAAAATATTTATTTATCATCAGAACCAGAAATAACATTCTTTAAAATATCACATAAAAGATATACTAATTTTTCAATTGATACAATTGCACAATATTTTAAATCAACTCCTGATTTTGGTAGAAGAGTTACCGTTAATTTATCAAAGAATGCAGATTTATTAGAAAAATTATATTTATACGTAGAACTCCCTGATATTATAAAGGATAATCCATCAGTATTGCCAACTGGAGTTAAAAAATTTGCTTGGGTAAAAAAAATTGGATTAGCATTAATTAATTATGTTGATTTGGAAATTGGAGGAGTATTAATTGAAAGACAATATGGAGATTATCTTAACATTTGGAATGAATTAGTTTTAAATTTAGGAAGAAAGAAGGCTTTACAAAAAATGATTGGTAATATTGATGTATTAACTGATTTTACAAATGGAAAATCTGCTTATTCCTTACATATTCCTTTAAACTTTTGGTTTTGTCAAGAAATAGGAATAGCATTACCTATTATAGCGATGATTCACAATGATATTAAAGTTCATGTTCAATTTAATGATTTTAACAAATGCTATTTACAAACTCCAACTAATTATATAAATACTTATGAACCTTTTTCATTATTTAAAGAAGGTGAAATTATTAGACAAAATGTTGGAGGATCAACTGCTGTTGGTAGTTTTGTTTATTATGATTCAATTAATAATAATATGTATTATAATAAAATTCAAGGTGACTTTTTGATACCATCTATAAGTGGTGATAAAAGTTATGCTATAATTGGTGATGAATCAGGTTTTCAACAAAATTTAAATAATAATTCAGCAGTTGTAATTGATGAAGATTATTTTAGAATTAATACTCCTTCTATTCAAGCTGCTTATTTATTAGTAAATTATATTTATTTGGATAATACTGAAAGATTTATGTTTATTAATAATGAACACGAATATTTAGTTCCAGTAGTTCAAAATATTCAACAACAATCTTTTGCTTCAACAAATATATCTTATAAAATACCTTATGTAAACCCAATCAAAATGATTTTTTGGAGAGCTCAGTTAGCATCAAACTATAATGCAAATGATTTATTTAATTATACATTAACTCCAATTTCCACAACAACAACTAAAATTATTGAAAAAGAACTAATTGTTTTAAATTCAATTAACAGACTTGAATTATCAAAACCAGAATATTATACAAATCTTCAAATTTATCAAAATAAATTTACATCTGCTCCAGAAGGTATTCATATGTTTGCATTTTGTATTAATCCTTTAGATTATCAACCTTCAGGAACAATGAACTTTAGTAAAATTGATGATGCATATTTATCAATAAATTTTAATAAATTGATAAATTATCAGAATCCTATAATTATGGCAAGTTATGGTATTCAATTAAATGTTTTTAGAATTTTAAATGGTTTAGGAGGTTTAGGTTATTATTTATAAAAAGAATTAATCAATCCAACTCAATGCACCCATACCACTCATAATTCTTAATATTTGGTATTCTCTTACACTAGTTTTCAAGATAAATGGATCATTTACTACTTGAGAATTATTTGTTGTTTTAATTACAATATCATCTAATGTGGAAAAGTTTACGTGACCAGAAGGTTGTTTTTCATTAGGATATAAAGCAAAACAATATCCATAATAACCTAAATCCACTGAATTTAAATATTTTTGATATGGTACAACTAAATTAAAATAAGTACTGTCCATTGGTCTAAATAAATCAATACCAGCTGTTTGAATATTTAAAGTTGTAATTGGACTAATTTCAGTTTTATGTATTACATTTTCATATATAAATGAAAAATATAATTCTAAATTTTGTCTTTTAGCAGATAGATCTATTATAGAAGCTTGATATTTACCATCCATATATAAAACAAATTCCATATTTTGTTTTGATAATATTACAGATTGCATAAAATTTAAATATCTAGGTGCTTTATTAACTATATCATAATCTGCTTGTTTTAAATAATTAAAATCTAGAATATAATCTTCTTTAATAATGTTAGTGAAAGTTCCAGTTCTTTCAAAAATAATATATAATGACTTTTTAAATTTATAATCTTTATAATAAGGGTCATATGTTTCTGTTGTTTTAATATAAGTATTTAAACCGGAACTTAAAACTTGAGTATTAAAAAATATATCTTTAACCAAATTCTTAAATTTCATATTTGATCCTGCTGTAGTAGTACTTATTAAACTTACAGGATATGTTTTAAAAATCTCTATTAAATATTCATGTTGATTATTTCCAAATAATTCTCTTTCCGGTGTATCTAATAATATACCATCTATATTCAAATCAATATTTATTTCAGGATGATTTATTATCTTATATGTTGTTGTTGTATCTGAATTATTAGGACCATTTGAAATTAAGTTTGCAATATTGTTTATTTCAAATTTTAGAGATAACATTGAATGTTGTAAAGAAATTATTGGTAAATATAAAGGAGATTGACCATCAAACCAAAATTCTAATGGAATCATTATTCTTATTGAGTCCTTGTGTCGATATGGTTTAACATATTTATCAAATTGAGCTCTACGTTGAGGATCTTTTAGAAATTGATATTGAATATTCATTACATCAGGATTTAATTGTTCTATCAATTGATCATTTATATAAAATTCAATATAATTAAATATTAAATTATACAAATTTTTATTAAATATAGCTTTTTCTGTTGTTGTTGTTATAATGGTGGAAGTAGTAGTAACATTAGTTAAATCAGGAGAAGGTAACATTACTTGATTATTAAATCTTTTTTCCAAAGTTAATTTTGCAAATTTACTAACCAAATAAAATTTATTTATTTCAAGATTTTGACTATAAAAGTAATCAAGAAAATATAAAGTTCCTTCTCTAAAAAATAATTGATATTTTCCTAATGCTATCTTTTTATACAATGTAAATGGCATATATGAATATTGTACTAATTTTACAGTAATATTTGATAAAAGTAAATCAAGTTCCTTTATATAAACAGAATTTACTTTTCCTAATAAAACTGGTGATATTACATATAAAGGAGACTCTAATAATACTTTACCTTCTGTAATTGTTGAAGAATTAAAATAAATTGTAGAATCTTTTTGAATAATTGTTGGTACATTTACATTTAATAAATAAATATAATCTCCTATTTCATTTCCATTATTATCTAATGTTTGTATATAACCATCAAATTCTATATCAATTGGATCAAATAATTGTATTTCAGCTAGTTGATTAATAGCTGGTTGTGTAATATGCTTCTCTATAATCATTTGTGTAAAAATAAAAGGTTTATCTATATAATTATAAAAAAATATTTCAATATAACCACCTTTTAACCATACATCACTTGTGCTAAAATAAGTTAAATTATCAATTAATATACCATCTATAAAATAGTAATATCTAGAATTATAATCAAAATTTTTGGCAGGTATAAATCTTAATAAATTATTTATATGTGTAAATTGACCAATATAAAATTCATTAATAACACCTCCAAATGTATGTTCGTGTATATCTTTATTTGAAATATATTTATTACAAACAAATTGAGTTAGAGTAGGTTGATCAATAATATCAATCGATCTATAATATGTAGCTGTTGCAAAATTATTTATAAAATTATTTATGTATTCATCTGAATTATCTTCATTATAATTTAAATCATAAACTAGAAAACAACTAGTAGGAGTATTAATATATGGTTTATCTG